GTTCCGTAGTAGCGAGTATTGCAAAAAGGGTCCGACCAAGACGAGAGATGCTTACGGGTTCAGCTCGGACATCCGCACCGGAAAGAACATGTACATCGTTCTGAAGAAACGAGGGAAAGAGCGTGAGATCCTCCGCGATTTTGACGAAAACCGACCTATAGACCTATTTCCGAAGAGTTTTGCACCTATCGAATCGGAGGCAAAGTTCACCGGGATGGGCGAAGGGGACGGCAGAAACGGTGCGCTGTTTAAGCATTCGGCAGTCCTGCTACATTGCGGGTTCACACCTACGGAAGTCAAGACCATCCTTTACCGCATCAACCAGTATGCCTTTGACGAACCTTTGTCGGAAGAGGAGATGGCGAAAATCACCCGCCGCGAGGCTTTGGAGAACTATCTTGAACGATCCACGGCGGAGGACGATTTCGGCAATCCGCTCAAACCTAAGATCCAAAACGATACCGGTATGGCAGACCTTTTCGTTAGCGAGTACAAGGAAGAAGTGCGATATAACCGCGCTATAGGCTGGCTTGTGTGGAACGGCAAGCAATGGGAATGCAACGAACTTAAGGCGCAACGGCGCTATACGGACTTTATTAAAAAGGTCTTGGAGTTTGCCAAGAATGCCGTCAAAACCGCTTATGCCAACCTCGGCGATGATGCGATGGCTGATGGCGCAGACAAGGCGAACAAGGACAACGAGCAACTTGTCAAAGAGGCGGTCGCTTACTACAAGTACGTCAATAAAATGTGCGATTACAGCAAGATCGTAGCGGTCATGAACTGTGCGAAAAGCAAACTCGAAATCGAAGTCCCCGAATTGGATGCGAATGCGTTTGAACTGAACACTCCCGGCGGGATCATTGACCTCAAAACGGGTATCGTTTACGCTCACCGACCCGATGCGTTCTGTACCAAGATGACCAAAGCCTCGCCGAGCGATGCTGGGAGAGAACTATGGGAGGAGTGCTTGGATAGTGCGACCCAGGGGAATGCTGCGTTCAAAGAGTTTTTACAGTACGTTGCCGGGGGAATGGTGATAGGCAAGGTGTATTCCGAGTCGATGTTCATCGCTTACGGTGATGGTGCGAATGGCAAGAGTACCGTGTTCAATACCATCTTTGAAGTCCTCGGCGGGTATGCGGGGAAGATCCCTGCGGAGGCGCTCACTACCAGGGCGAAGAATGCCAAGGTCGACCTTGCGGAACTGCTCGGGAAGAGGTTCGTTCTTGCAAGCGAAACCGAGGAAGGGCAGAGGCTTTCCACCTCGATGTTAAAGCAGATCGCCTCCGTGGACGAGATCTCTGCGGAGAAGAAATATCACGACCCGTTCTCGTTCATACCCACGCATACCATTGTCCTTTATACCAACCATCTGCCGAGGGTGGGTTCTAATGACAAAGGCACCTGGCGAAGGTTGATGGTATTGCCGTTCAATGCAGTGATCGCGAACCCGCAGAGGGACTTTGCCGAGAGGCTGTTGAAGCAGTCAAGCGGTGCGGTTTTGAAGTGGGCAATCGAAGGGGCGAAGAAGTTTATCGAAAACAACTACTCGATGCCTCCTTGTCCTATGGTCGATGAGGCAAACAAGAAGTATAAGGAGTCGAATGACTGGATGTCTACCTTCCTGGATGAGTGCTGCATGGTCGGCAAACTTGAGAAAGCAGGAGGCGGAGTCTTGTATAAAACCTACCGTGAATGGGCTACGGAAACGGGCGAGTACGTGCGCTGTAATAAGGACTTTTGCGAGGCTTTGCGACTTGCCGGGTTTGAACTCAAGCATACCAAAAAAGGTAACGAGTGGTTAGGACTTTCGCTTACTCCGAAGGGTACGGCAGAAGAGGACTTTTTACCCTTTTAGAGGTGAAGGTGAAAGGCGGTGAAGGCTCACATATAAACTCTATTAAGAAATCAAGAAAAAGAGGATTTTAGAAAAGTTTTATAAATAGCATTCACCCCTATTCACCCTGCAATTTTGAGGTGGAAACATGGAAGAAAAGCAAATCGAAAGCAAACTTGTAAAGGCAGTTAAGCAGTCAGGAGGGCTTTGCCTGAAATTCGTGTCACCTTCGTTCGATGGCGTCCCCGATAGGATCGTACTTTTACCGGAAGGCAAAATCGCATTCGTGGAGACCAAACGGACGGGCGAGAAGATGCGACCGCTGCAAGTCAGAAGAAAAAAGCAGATAGAGCAACTGGGGTTTAAGGTTTACTGCCTGGATGACCCCGCGAAGATCAAGGAGGTTCTGAATGAAATACAATCCGTATGATTACCAAGAGTACGCAACGAAGTTTATAGAAAAGCACGAGACCGCCGCCGTCTTCCTGGAATGCGGACTCGGCAAGACGGTCATTACCCTGACCGCAATTAAAGACCTGATGGCGAAAGGCAAGGTCAAGAAGGTTCTCGTGATCGCACCCCTGCGTGTGGGCAAGAACACCTGGCCCGATGAGATCACGAAGTGGGAACACCTGAAAGGGCTGACCTACGCAGTAGCAATCGGAACAGCGGAAGAGCGGGTGAGAGCATTAAAGGCGAATGCCGATATCACTATCATCAACCGCGAGAACGTGGAGTGGCTCGTATTCAAGAGCGGTTACCATTTTGATTTCGATATGGTTATCGTTGATGAGCTGTCATCGTTCAAGTCCTACAAGGCGAGAAGGTTCAAAGCCCTATTGAAAGTCCGTCCCGACATTGATCGGATCGTGGGACTGACCGGGACTCCTTCCTCGAACGGATTGATGGATCTGTGGGCGGAGTTCAGACTTCTTGACTTCGGCGAGAGACTCGGCAGATACATAACGAGATATCGCGTGGGATACTTCACCCCGGACAAGACCAACGGGCAAGTGGTGTTTTCATACAAGCCACTCCCCGGCGCGGAGGAGAAGATCTACGACAAGATATCTGATATCACCATATCGATGAGAGCGAAAGACTACCTGAAACTCCCCGCCTTGGTGATGAATGAAGTCAAGGTCGAGATGGGTGAGAAGGAGAAAGCGTTATACGACCGCATGAAAAAAGATATGGTTGTCGACTTTTCCGACCGAGAAATAGATGCCAACAATGCGGCAACTTTGTCTCTGAAACTCCTGCAAATGGCGAATGGCGCTGTCTATGACGAGGATAGAAAGGTTGTTCCCATCCACGATGAAAAGTTGGATGCATTGGAAGACCTGATCGAGAGTGCCAACGGCAAACCGGTGCTTGTGGCTTACTGGTTCAAGCATGATCTTGAGAGGATCAAGAGCAGATTCCCGACAGTGAGAGACATTAAGAGTCCCGAAGATATACACAAATGGAACCGGGGAGAGATAGCGATAGGGCTTATCCATCCGGCATCGGCGGGACACGGACTCAATCTGCAAGAGGGCGGTTCGACCTTGATATGGTTCGGACTTACCTGGAGTTTGGAGCTGTATCAGCAGACAATTGCAAGGCTGTACCGCCAGGGGCAGAAGAACACGGTTGTGGTGCATCACATCGTGACAAAAGGAACGATTGACGAACGAGTGATAAAAGCTCTCGGCAAGAAAGAGAAAACGCAGGACGCATTGATCGATGCAGTCAAAGCGGAACTGGGGAGGAAGTAATATGGACGAGTGCTTTCAGAGATTAGCGGAGGCGATCATCCTTCAGGCGGTAGCGGATTACCGAAAGGCGCTGCGGATACTGAAACGGTATCCCAGGTATGAGGCGGCTTTGAAGGAAAAGCAACGGGACGAGGAGTTCTTCCAGTCGGAGTGGTATAGGCAACTGACCAATGTTGACGGGAAGATGCTGATTCAAAGACTACAAGAGGAGGTATAAAAGGTGACGGCAAACGAGTATTTGAGCCAAGTGTACAACTTGAAGCGGAAAATTAAATATAACCTGGCAAGACTGGAAGAGCTGCGAGAGTTGTCGTGTTCTATCTCCGCACCGGCTTTAGACAAAGTGCCAAGCGGGAATAGATGCACCGAGGCTCCGTTTGTCAAAGCCCTGGAAAGAATATGGGAGAAGGAAGAGGAAATAAACCGCGAGATGGACGAGCTGGAACGCAAGCAGAAAGAGATCCAAGCGGTTATCGAAAGGCTGACTGACGTTGACGAGAGATATGTCCTTCTGTACCGATATATGCAGGGGATGAAGTGGGAAGATATTTCTCTCGAACTGAACCTCTCGGAAAAGACGGTGAGAAGAAAGCATTTCTCGGGTCTACGAAATATCGTGGTCCCCGCATAAAAAAGACGGAAATGACCGGCTTTGACCAGTTTTGACCAGAGATGTCCGGGTGGCAATTGTGATATGATATAATCAGGAAAAAATAACGAGATGCGCTTACAATTCGTAGGCGCATTTTTCGTTTCAAAAAGGAGGAAGGTATGCCGAGAAGTCCGAGAGTGCCTTGCAAACATCCCGGTTGTCCGAACCTCGTAGAGCCGGGGAAGATGTACTGCAAAGAGCATCTGCCTATGCATAAGGAATACACGAGACCGCCCCAAGAGCGTGGCTACACCTATGAGTGGAGACGGGCAAGCAAGGCTTATCTCAAAGAGCATCCGCTTTGCGCCGAATGCCTACTGAACGGGAAACTTACACCCGCCACCGTGGTCGACCATATCGTACCGCACCGCGGGGACAGACGGTTGTTCTGGGACAAGAACAACTGGCAAGCCCTCTGCAAGCCGTGCCACGATGCGAAAACGCTCAAGGAAGAGACAAACCCCGTTTATAAATATTGATTTGCGCGGGGGTAGGGGGATGTAAATCTCTACCGGGTCCCAAACGGACACCGGCCTGGGGTCACGTGTGCAAAAATGGCAAAATCAAAAGGGTAATAAAGGAGGGCAAATTCAAATGCCTACAAAATCGAACAATATAGGCGGACAAGGCGGTGCCAGACCGGGTGCCGGACGAAAGAAATCCGCCGTGAAAGATAAGATAGACAACGGAAATCCCGGTGGAAGACCGCTGACCGTTTTGGATATTCCCGAAGTGGAAGGGGTAGAGATGCCGAAGATCCACGACTTTTTGACAAGCGAACAGCGTGATGGCTCGACCTTGCAAGCGAAAGAGATATACGAAGAGACCTGGGAATGGCTCAAAGGTGTCGGGTGCGCCGCAAAGGTGTCTCCGCAACTGCTCGAACGATATGCGATGTGTTCCGCTCGGTGGATTCAATGCGAGGAGATGACCAACAAGCTCGGGTTCCTTTCCAAACATCCCACGACAAACAAACCGATACCTTCGCCATTCATCAACATCGGCATTAACTATATGAACCAGGCGGTTCGGCTTTGGAACGAGATATTCCAGATCGTAAAGGAAAACTGCTCCACGGATTACTCGGGGGCGAATCCGCAAGATGACCTTATGGAAAGATTACTCTCCGCTCGGAGAGGGAAATAAAGGAGATAAAAACTATGTTTGAAAAGGTAAATCCCAGCCATCCCGATAAGGTGGCAGACAGAATCGCAGGAGCTATCGTTGATCTGGCATACACCCTTGAGGATAATCCCAAGGTTGCGGTCGAGGTACTCATCGGACACGGAGTCTGCTATATCATAGCAGAAACGTCCGTCAACTTTGAGCGGAGTGCAATCAACGAGATCGTAAGACGCATCATCGGCGATGTGTTCGTGGAGTATGTGGAAGTCCCGCAAGACTCCATTCTCGCATACAACCAGGGTGAGCGCGTTCGCTGCGGTGATAACGGCATCTTCAAAGGTATGCCGGTTACGGAAACGCAAAGGGAACTCTCAAGGATCGCAAGAGACATCTATGCGAAACATCCCTTTGACGGCAAGTACATCCTTGATGGTGATCGTCTCATCATCTGCCAAAGCAACGTCCCCACCGAGGAACTCCAAGCGGAGTATCCCTTTGCGACAATCAATCCGCTCGGTGATTGGACCGGCAGTATTGACGTTGACTCCGGTGCGACCAACCGCAAGCTCGGCAGCGATATGGCTGACAGCGTAACGGGCGGTGGGCTCCACGGGAAAGACCTCTCGAAAGCGGATGTCAGCGTGAACATTTACGCTTGGCTCAAAGCCCAAGAGACGGGTAATATCGTAGAGTTTTCGTGCGCTATCGGCGATGAGACCATTGACGGAAAGGACTATTCGGAGATCGTAGAGATCGCAAGGGAATACATCCGCTCGGTCGGTGGTTTCGAGAAGTTCGCCGAGTGGGGTCTTGTATAAGGAGACCGTTATGGCAAGAACGACTACCGATATGCAGTTGGTATCAATCACGAAGTTGGTACCTTACGTGAACAATGCCCGAACCCACTCGCCGGAGCAGATAAACAAACTCCGCTCCAGCCTTCGTGAGTTCGGTTTTATTAACCCCGTCATTATCGACCGCGACTATGGCATCATTGCCGGTCATGGTCGAGTGCTTGCAGCAAAGGAAGAAGGCATCACGGAAGTTCCGTGTGTTTTTGCCGACTTTTTATCAGATGCACAGAAGAAGGCTTACATCCTCGCCGACAACCGAATGGCGCTTGATGCCGGGTGGGACGAGGAGATGCTGCGAGTCGAGATCGAAGCCCTTCAGGATGCCGATTTTGATATCGGTTTGACCGGGTTTGACGAGAAAGAACTCACCG